ATCCGCGCGATGCTATTTACGAACATATTGAAGGTGATGATTACTTAGAGAAAAGTCCGATCCGCGGATGTCGCAGAGTATTACCTATTCACGAAATTAAAAAACGCTATCAGTTAAGCGAAGAGCAAATAAGATTGCTTGATAACATGGCGCAAAATCCAAATGATTACAGAGATAATAGATGGATACAGGTTACAAACGGAGAATTGCTTTGTTCTGTTATTCACATTGAGTGGGATTCTTGGGATCCCGAATATTACAAGATTTCACCAAAGACAAACGCGCAAATGGAGATTGATTCATCTTCAGATAGCTATGTTATGGAGATCACCGCAGACAAATATGAACCGGCTATGCAGGTGCACGCAAAGAATGTTGAGGCTGGTAAATATAAGACTGAAACAAAGTGGAGCGAGCAAACATACGAAGCAACCCGTATTGGCGGACTACCTGAGTTAGATGTTAACTGCAGACGTAAATACTTCCAAAAAAGAAGTGAAGACAATCCGGCTAGAGTGTTAAGTTCATCTTACCATGGATTTATTTTCAATACTATTAACGGTACACGCGTTTCTTTACAGGAAAAGATTGAGAATTTTGATACAATATTTGATATTACAATGTATCAGATATTAAAAGAATTAGCAAGGGCTAAAGGTAAGGTTGTTACATTTGACCGCGCCGGATTACCACAGAAAGCTAAGATGTCGGATGTTGTTTATAGAGCTGTTAACGATCAGTTCTTAGACTACGATTCTTCAGCTTCAGGAAACACGGCACAAAGACAATTAGATCCTGCAAATATGTTCAAAGAAATTGACTTAGGTTTAAGTCAGTCGTTTGAATTTTTACTTGTAATGAAGAATGATATTCTAAACACATTAAACCAGATTACCGGTATTAACGAGAATAGAGAAGGTCAGATCGCTGCTAGTTCAACTGCAACAAATGCTAATTCAGCAATAGCAGCTTCGCGCACGATCACGGAGCCATTGTTCTTTGGCATGCAAGGATTTGTTCAGCGCGTAATGAAGAGCATTATTGATAGCACTAAAGTGTCATGGGCATTTTATAAGCTTGATAAAGGTGAGCACATATTAGGCGCAGATAAATTAAGATTCTTACAGGTAACTAAGAGTATTGGTTATAAGGATTACGACGCGCATGTGGATGATGGCGGAGAATATTTGAGATTACGTCAGGAGATGGATCAGTTAATGGCATTCGATTTACAAGCTGGTAATTTAAGATCTGCGGATGTGTTGAAGGTGAAATTATCTAAGACTACAGCTCAAATGAAAGCTACATTAGAAGATGCTTGGATGCGATTAGAGAAAACAGCATTAGAGCAAAAGCAAATGGATATGCAGAACCAACAGGCTATGAATGATAAAACCATTCAGGCTAATAAGGAAATGGCCCAAGAAGACCGTGAGGATCGCCAGGTAGCGGCAGTGGATGAAATAAATGCTAAGACACAGGGTCAAGTAGTTGTTGAGAATGTAAAGGCTAAAAACAAGATGTTTGAGAACCAACATAAGGCCCAAAACGATATAATCAACAATACAAATATTACAGAAATGTAACGAAATCAAACAAACACAAAATAGTACAGATTTGTACTCAAATAGCCCGAATTAACAGTTCGGGTTTTTTGTTGTTGATAAGTTTATCTATTCCTTAATTAGAATTAGTCTAATTAACCTTACTTTTATTGAAATTTAAAACATTAATCAATGTCAGATGAAACAGTTACCACGGAAGTGGTGCCGCAAGAGACGGCTAAAGAAGGGAATGCCCCTTTAGAAAGTAACTGGGATGCCATCACCAATGCACCGGAATTTAGTGCTGATTATGTTGCTCCTAAAACGGATTCAACAAAACCTGATGAAGATCAGAACAAGTCAAGCGAAACGGTAGACGAGGCAAAAACGAATGAAGATAATGCTGATGCAGATCAGAACAAGGAAAAAGAAGGTGAAGGTCAGGAAAAACCTGGTGACAAGCCGGCGGATGAGACAACAGAGGATAAGCCTTTGATTGAATTTAAAGTAGAGGATGTTAAGGGTACACCTGAAGCGGAACCGGAAGACGGTACATGGTTAGCGGTTGCTAAAGCGTCAGGAATTGAGGACTTAAAAGAAGATTCTTTTGAGGCTTATCAATCGGCGGTTGAAGCAAAATACAACGCTAAAATAGAAGAGGTTAAATCTATTACTGAAGATAAGGTATTAGAGAAATTCTCTCCGGAAGCCCGCGCCACTATTGAGCTTTTAAACTCAGGATTATCTTTAGAACAAATTTATGCTCCTTTACAAGAGGTGCAACAATTAAAGCAACTTGACGATGTTTCGTTAGTTCGCAAAGCCTTAGAAGAGGCTAAGATGCCGGACGGAACAAAAATGTGGGATGCTGATATGATTGAAGCAAAACTTGAAAAGATTTTAGAGGAAGGTAAAGCAGATGTTGAAGCAAAAAACATCCGCCGGATTTTAGAAGTTGAGGAGCAGAAAATTAAATTAGAACATAGTAACAAACTACAACAGTATCAGGAGAAGAAGGTTCAGCTTGCAGAGCAACAGAAACAAGAATCAGCGGCCAAGTTTACACAAGCGATGTCCACAGTGACAGAGTTTTTTGGCGGAAAGATTAGTGAAGAAGCTAAGCAGGCAATCATTAAAAAGCATCAATCCGGAGCTTACAATGATTTACTTAACAATCCTAAAGATATAGCAGAGTTTGTTTTATATAAAGAGTTTGGTCAAAAAGCGATCAAGAACCTTGAAAACACAGCGTTTCAAAGAGGTCGTGAAGAAAAGACTAAAAAACTCTTGAACGTTCCGCCTGTTACTCAAAACGGTTCGGGAAGAACAATAACCAATACAGAAACAGATAACTGGTCAGCATTAAGGGAGGGGCTTGGTAGTTAAAATTAAACTATTAAAAAACTCAAAAAACTAAAACAATGGCACAAAATCCAGGCAGAATTGCCGTAAACACAGGTACATTTACTGAAGACACCTGTACACTTGACTACGACTTAATCCGTAATCAATCTAAAGTTCCTCAAATCCGCACAATGTTAGAATACGCTAACCGTCGTGCATTATCTACATTATTAGTATCTGGAGTTGTTACTCCTTACGGTATTGATGATCGTAAACCGACTGATATTAAGCCCGCAACAGGTAAAGGTATCGGTAACAACGCATATCAGTTTGACGTAATGGGTCGTATTGAGAAAGCTGCAGCTATTCGTTCACAAGTTGGCGCAACTGCAACTGATGGCACATTCCAATTATTAATGAATGACAAGCATTTGGTTCCGGGTATGGTTTGTATGTTTCACGGTGGCTTCCAAGCTCGCGTAATGAACAACCCTACAGGATCACCGGCTGCAGGTTATTTATACACATTCAAAGGAATGGCTGCTGGCGTATCTTTCTCTTATTCTACTCACACACAGCCTACAGGAACTAAAACTTGTTTCGGTGCTTATACCTCTGTATCTGAGAAATCATTACGTGGTTATGGCCGTTCTAAGTTCCCTGATCGCTTTACAAACTACATGACTACTCAACGTAAGACTGTAGCTATTTCGGGTGGAGCTGCTTCAAGCGTTCTATGGTATAACTACACTAACGATGGCGGTAAAATGTCAAAAGGTTGGATGTACCAAGAATTAGCACAAGCACAAGCTCAATTCGTAATGGAAAATGAGCGCGCTAAGTGGTTCGGAGTATCTACTATGAAGAGTTCTACAGGTGGTTTATTGCCTATCGCTAACATTATTGATGATGAAACAGGATTACCTGTAATCACCGGTGATGGTTGGGAAGAGCAAGTTGCTGGTGGTAACGTATTATACGGAAGTGGTGTAAACGGTTTACCAACTGCAGATGACTTCAAAGACATGATGACCATGTTAGAGAAGCAATCAGATAAAGTAATGGGATTAAATTGGGTATGTGTTACTGGAACTCATGGTTTCGCACACTTCCAATCAATCGCTACTGACATCGGAGCTACTCAAAACACTACTTATTTCTCTAACGTAGAGAAAGACGGACAAGCTGGTGGAGCTGTAATGGCTGCTGGTTATACTTTCATGAAAATTAACTTTGCTGGTAATTCAATGACTGTATTAAAGCATACATTATTTGATGACGATCAATTGTTCACTGAACTTGATGCTAACGGAAACGTTGTACAATCTTCTACTTACTTCATCATGAACGTAGGCGAAGGCGCAAATAAGAACATGGACATCCTTTGTAAAGAAGCAAACGGTATCCGCCGTGACGAAGTAACTGCTAAGTTTAACGGCTTAACAGGTGCATCTGAGATGTCAGTTACAGAAGAAGATGCTATGAAGTACGCTATGTTAAAAGAAGACCTTTTGGTAATCTATAACACAATGGAGTGCGGTATCATCTACCCTAACACCTAATCACAAGATCAAAGGCAAAGGCCCCGATAAAAAGGGGCTTTTGTTTATTTAATAACATAAAAAGCAAGAAAAAATGTCAACATTGACTGAAAGCCTTGCCGGGACACAAAATTCCAACAAACAAGTTGAAGAGGCCCCGGAGTACATCATAGTGAAAGACGGATATGGTGTAGAGCACAAAGTAATAAACTTAGAGCATCCAAAAATCCGCAGAAATGGAATTATTGAGTTGGTTCCAACAAGGTCTTCTACAAGACATGCAACTCAGGTACGCTATACTAAATGGCAAAACCCTAACAGCGGGATCATTTATGGTATTTTTACCGGCGTTAACCCAAAGACAAAAGAACTAATGTTTCAGTCTATTCTTTTAAGAAACGACGTTACTTTAGATTTGTCGAACAATTCAGATGCTAAAAAATGGGCGGTGTTACAATACGCTTCATTTTTAAGAGGTTCTGTTAACTTCAAAGAACATCACAAAACACAGTACAAGATCCACGACAAAGAACAAGAAGCTCAGGAGTTTTTATCTAAACGCGTATTTAAGCGTAAAGCTATTGATATTGCTGAGGGATTGATCGGTGAAGGATTAGTTGACATGGCGCGTGATCTTGGAATGGACCCTAAAAGCTATTCGGTTCCAACATTGCATGCTGAGTTAATTAAGATTTCAGAAGAAAACCCTAAGCGCTTTATGGACGTGTGGGATAATCCTATGCGTACACAATTAACCATTTTAAAGCGTGGTATTGCTACAGGTATCGTTACTCAGGACTTAACCGGATTAGGCTTTATGTTTGGCGCACACACTTTAGGAACAACTGAAGGAGCTGCTACAGACTATTTACGTCAACATCCGCAATTAGGAATAGCTATTGACCAACAGGCCCGTAATAAGGAATCTGATTCGGTGAAGGCTATGTCTAGTAAAAAACAAGAAACACCTCCAGCAACCGGCGAAGATGCAACTGTTAAAAGATTGTTAGAAGAAATTGCTGCAATGAAAGAGATGAACAAAACTCTATCTGAGCAATTAATGAACAAACAATTGGATGAAACAGGTACGATCACGGTAGACGAAGAGCTGTTAGAACTAAGAAAGACCGCTAAAGGATTAGGAGTTAAAAACCCTAACATTTACGGTAAAGAAAAGCTAAAAGCAAAAGTCGAAGAGTTACAAGCTCAATAACAAATAAAAAGGAAGCCTAAAAAACTTCCTTTTTTTAATTATCTTTGGTACAAAATACAACACATGAACGCAATACAACAAAAGGAAAGAGCTGATTTTTACATGGACCGATCACGCGCTCCACGATTTACATTTAATCAGTACAATATTGCTTTTAGAGAAGTGATAATGACTTACTTTGACAAAAATAAAACAAGCGAAATCGGTATCCGGGATGGGCTTTATACGCTATTAACAACCGTTACGCCAACTGTTACCACAGTTACTTCCGCTTCTACATATACAATTAGCAGGTTTAGTTACCCTGCAGATTATCACTTTTTAAATTATATGAACGTGTATGTTGACAGCGAATTGGCACGCGTGTTGCCTATTAAAGGCGATGAGATTAATCCGGTATTAATAGACTCGTTCAAGAAACCAAGTAACACAAAGATCTACCAAAAGGAAGATGCTACAGGATATTTATTGTATAGGGGCGTTGGTGGCACATGTACTGTTAATTACACGTACTTAAAAGCTCCGGCTGCATTTTATATAGGTAATGAATCTGATCTTATTACGGCAGGAACATCTTTAGCTTTAGCTACGGGATACACGGCGGTAGAAGAAAGTGTTGTTGCGGGTGTTACTTATGATCCAGGCGATCAGTTTACAAGTGCCGTTACACCAACATCATTAACAAGCGGTAAGCTTATTTTAACCTCTATATTGGTAGATTGTGATTTACCGGATACGGTTCATGAAGATATTGCAAAGATGGTTGCGGAATACATGAGTGGCACTGTTGAAAACTTTAATAAATCTGCTTTTGCAGAGAAGGAGTTTTTAAAAACCAACAGTTAATAAATATTTTGGCTTTTGTTTGGCGTTAATTAGAACGTGTCTAAATAAGCGTTATATTTGTTTCATTATTAACAATTTAATTATTTAAAAAATGAGACCAAACAAACAGTCAGTACTGTTAAAGACATCGGCGGCGACTGATGTACAGTGCAGTGGTGGAGTAGTATCTATCACAGGCTTAAAGAAGATCTCTAAGAAAAACATCTTAGACATCAAGCAAGTGAAATATCGTGCTGAAGTAGCGCAGGTAATTCGCGTAGGAACAAGTTCATATACACCGTCTTTAGACACAGTGTATGAAGTAAAAATCGGTGACGTAAACCGTACACAATCAGGTTATGAAGAGACTTTAAAATCTTATTCATTCCGCACGCCAACTACATGGGGAGCATCTTACACAACTGATGCTTTACGTAGAGAGTACATCCACGGAGAATTAGTATCTCGTATTAACGCTGACGCTTCTAATAAAGTAGTGGCTCTTTCGTTAGGTACAGGTACAGGTTTTTCTGTAACTGATGATGCTTCTTACTACCCTGTATTTAGCCAAGGTATGTCAAACACTAAGTTTGTATCTACCGTAATTCCTTGTACTCAACCTGACGGATCAGGATTTGCTGACACTGATTATTCAGTTTATACAGCAGGTGTATTGAAATCGGGTGTTGGTGCTTACTTAGCTGCTATGGCTCCAGTATTGGATTATGCTAATGGCGGTAACTTAGTAAGTGGTGTTATTGACACACCTCCAACTGCGGTTGACGGTACTTATGCAACAAGTGGACAAAACTACGATTGCTTTGCGATCACTGGTCTTGAATCACAACCTGCATGGGGTGGTATGAACCAAATTGGTTATGTAATGTGTTGGAAAGAAATCTGGGTTGACAATGGCACAGGTTCTTCTACAACTAACTTAACTGGGTTTAAAGCATTCGAGCGCTCTATGTTAGAATTAATCTTCGGATTATATGACAAAGATGCTAATGCGATCATTTCAATGGGTAATACTGCTGCTGTATCTCAGGGATTAAATACTGGTTTACCTTCAGGTGTTGCTCAAGCAGAAAACGTAATTGTTTTCGGTAACGGTCACGCGGCTCACTACTCTCCGATTGCTACATCTACATTAGTTGCTTTAGCGTCTACAAATGACGGTATCGGATTAGTATTAGATGCTACTGCTTCTGAGGGTGTTGAATTATCGGCTCCAACTTGGGCAAATAGCTTAAAAGAATTTGTAGTTGGCAAAACTCCATTTTCTGTTTATGGTAAAATCAAAATCGATGACGTGTCTGGTTTAGATCCGTTATGGTTTGGATTCCGTAAAAAAGCAGCTTATGGTGCTACTTGGGCATCTTATACTGATTATGCTGCAATTGGTTTAGGTAATGCTACCGGCGACATTTACACTACTATTGAGTTAAACGCAGGTGGTAATACAAACACTGATACAACATTAAATTGGGCTGATGGTGAAACTCACACATTAGAAGTTCGTGTTACTCAGGCGGGTGTAGTTACTTTCTACGTAGATGCAGCACAAGTAAATAGCGCAACAAGCTTTACCTTTGATTCTGGTGATTCTATTATCCCTACAATTTACGGCTTACAAACCGCGGATATTGGAACTCCATTCTTATTAGAGTGGGCTGTAGTTGCATCAAACACTTGGAGACAATAATCAATTCAATTAATTAACCTTAAATAGGGGCAGGTAAAAAAGCCTGTCCCTTTTTTATAAAAACACATTTACAATGGGATTAAATAAAAACGGTAATGGCGAATGGGAATTGATCCCAAACGGCAAACTAAGAGGGGTAGTTCCTTCAACAAATTCGGATTCTGCCGCTACTTATGGGCAGGTGTTTGAAAACAGTAACACAACAGCGGGTAACAATACCCACACTGGAACAGAAACGTTCTCAAATGCTACTGGTGTTACTACTGATACAATTACAGAAAGAACGGCTGCTGCTGGTGTAACTATCGACAGCTTAAAGGTAAAAGACGGTGGTGCTAGTAACACTGCCGGAACTGCTTTTGCAGGATTCTTTTATACTGCAGCTCAAAACAACATTACTGCAGGAACTGGCGGAGCTATTTCGGTGGCTAACTACCTAACAACAATCAATACTGATGCTGGTGGTGATGCTTTCACTATCGCTGCAGGTGGCCAGATCGGACAATTAAAGAAAGTATTGTTAGTTGCTGATGGTGGCGGAGATGCTACTATCACATTAACAGGTTACACTTCTATTGTTATGAATGACGCTGCAGATTACGTAGTATTGATTTGGGGAGGAGCTGCATGGTTCGTTCTTGAAAATTCAGGATGTACAGTTAACGCTTAATAACTAGATTATGTTTAAGTTCATAGAAGGGGTAGCTACATTGCCAAAACTCTCAAAATTAAGGGGGGTATTGCCGGGTACAGATCCGACGGATGTTTTAACGGTTCAACAGTTTCCGTACACTAAATACGTGGCGCTAATGACTCAATCGGGTACTGATGCCCCAACAGTTGCTGTATTGGAGAATAACACTGGCCAGAACTTTACGTGGACGTATGCTGGCGTTGGTCAATATTCGGCTAGCGGAGCATTTACGGTAGCTAAATCTGCGTTTTTTACAGGTGGTCCAAGTGGAGCAGCTCATTTATATGGGACGTACACAACTACTGCTATAAACGTTAATACTTACGATGTTAATGGCGCTGCGGCAAACGACATCATGTCTAATGCTACAATAGAGCTAAGGTTATACAAATAATCTTGTTTAAAAACTATTTAAAAAGGGATATGTAATTATATCCCTTTTTTATTTATATTTGATACAAAATAATATCAACATGTCAAATTCCATATTAGAAAAAGTAAATAAATCGGTAAATAAATTAACTCCTGGTGCAGTTGAGTTTTCGTATTCATTTACAAGGCCATCAAACACAACTGCATACGCGGCAGAGGACGTTGTAAATAATAGCACGTCAGCCCCTAGTATAATTACATTTTCCACAGTTGGAGGAGAGAATACCGAAGGAGGTAAGCAGTATTACGTTAAATCTTTAAGGGTGGCTACGAACAATGCTACAGTGACGTTTGGGTCTTTTAGGCTTTATTTAACCACAAATACTCAAACAGCTATAAATGATAATTCTCAACAAACATTGCTTTACACTAATAAGGCGAATGTTGTGGGGTATATTGACTTTTCTTTAAGTACCGGCGGAACTGGATCTGATTCTGCGGAGGCTTATGTTACAGGAATAGATATTCCAGTGACGTTAACTAATAATGTTTTATACGGGTATTTGGTTGCAAAAGCGGCGTATGTTCCTGCTAGCGATCAGCAATTTTATTTAAAATTAACGTTACAGACGTATAGTTCTTAATGAAAAAAATAATAGATACTAATTTTTATAGGCCAAGTCCATCAAAGGCTAAAGTAACAGAGGATTCTGCAAGAACCGCCAATGCTACTTATTCTTATACGGGAACGGTTAGAACGGTTGGTAGCGGTAAAACACACGCTACTTTAACGGCGGCTTATGCGGCTTGTTCAACTGGTGATATTATAGAGGTTTACGGGACTATTGATATTACAGCAGAAGCGGGAGGGTATTGGTTGATAAACACAGCTAAGAATGTTTTAGTTAGAGGCTCAACTTCTAATGCAGCAGATACTGTTTTAAGTAAGGTTGGTGGGGCTTCTGGTTTCGGGGTTCGGATTCGTGTTAATTCGGGAATAGTATTTAAAGATTTAACTTTTTATACAGATCATAATGCTCCTTCTTTTTACAACGATGCTGACGAAGCGAACAGAAACATGATTTGCGATAATGTTAGGTTTATTCAAATTAACACAGGAGCTTCTGCTACGTGGATGTCATTATCTGGTACGGCACCAGCTCAGGTAAGGTATTTTGAATTTAAGAATTGTTATTTTGAAAGACTAGGTGCTGGGGCATCAATACCTTTAAATGTTGTATTACCTAGCCCTAACAACACATTTCTATTTACAGGATGTACATTTAATGTTAGTGGGGCTACAATGAGGGTCCATCAAACATTTGACGGTACATTTATAATGTATGATAATAGCTTTACACAAAGAAGTTCTGATATATGTGTTCAGTTTGGCTATGACACAACTATACCAACATCTACAATTGGACTTGTTGATTATAGAGGAAATAAAATAACTTTTTTACCAGGATTTTCTCAGCATGGACTCCTTTTAGGAAGGGGGACAGATGATGTGTATTGTTATAACAATGAAATGTATATGCATTCTGTTAATGACGCTAACTCCATAGGCATTGTTGTTAAAACAACATCTTCTTCTGTTGGAAACTCTATTATAAAAGGGGATTTTTGTTATGCCCCTAGGCCATTTTATATTAAAGGAGGGTCTAATGTAATTGTATCGAATAATGTTTTTGTGTCAAACAATCCGTCATGGGAGGCATTTGGATTTGCTAATCATAAAAACGGAGCAGACGAAGTGTTAAGTAGATATAATGTAATTACAAATAATGTATTTACATCTAAAGGACAATACCCGGTGTACTGTTACAATGACGGTACCGCTGAAACTACAGATGTGTCTTTTAAGACCTGCTCTTTAAGTAATAATTCGTATTATTCTTCTACAGGAAAATATCTTTACGATGCAGTAAACTCAATTGGATATACATTTAGTAATGTTAGTTCTTTTTGGGGAAGCAGTGGTAATGAAATTCCTTTACATAAAATAAACGGAGTGTATATTCCGAACTTCAGCTAATGGCAGAAACTCCCTATACACAAGTCCCAGCGACGAATTCAATATCGTTATTAACCTTATTGAAGGTAATTAACAGCCCTGATAATAAGGAGTTCTTTACTAGGTTTGCGAATGTTATAAACTTAGTTGAAACTGAAGCTAACTTAGCGTCGCCTGAATTAGTAATTTCATTAATTTTGAGTATGTCAAAAGGAGAACTGGTTCAGGAGTACACATTTGATGCTTCTGCCAAAACAATAACATTTACATCGTTTAGCGAAATTGATATTCGCCGGGTGCTTCTTGTTACAAACCTTACAGACAATATCATAATTTATAATTTTTCGGACGACACAAAAGGAGGCACGGCAGCTACAAATGTTTTAACTATGGATTATAACACAACATCCATGGACGATGCAGATGAGATACAGGTGCTTTATGACTATCCTAAATTACTTCAATTAATTGACGAGGCAAGTGCCACGATCACTTATATTGGTAAGGCACAAACAGGAACAGGAATAGGAGATGCTTTCTGGCAAATAGAGAGAATTGATACAGGTTCCGGAACGGCTATTGAATGGGCGGAAGGAACGGATAAGTTCGATAAAGTTTGGGATGATAGAGCTGCTTATACTTATAGTTAATAATTTTAAAAACAAAATAAAATGTCAAAATCAAACTCATTCGAGAATAGTCTTTTACAGTTGTTGTTTAACAATGTAGACATAGCAAATATAGGCGATGCTGGTGGAATTCAGAATTCTGCAACCGCCGGATCTTTGTATTTAGCGCTTCATACAGGTGATCCAGGAGAGGCTGGCGACCAAACAACTAACGAATGTGCCTATGGGTCATACGATAGGGTTGCGGTTGCACGCACCATTGGTGGATGGACCGTAGCTACAAATACAGCTACTAATGCTGCATTGGCTCAGTTTCCTGAATGTACGTCTGGATCAGAAACCATTACTTATGTAAGTATTGGAACGTCTTCTTATCCGACTGCAGGAGTGATTCTTTACAGTGGCGCATTAACAGCGTCTCGTTCAGTATCTAGTGGTATTCAGCCACAATTTGCAGCTTCAGCGCTTGTAGTTACCGAAGATTAATTTTAATCAGAAACAGTATTATGTATAAATGTAGTGTTTGTGGAAAAAGTGTTTTGGTAAAAGATTTACCTGAGCCAATACGCGCGTGTAATTGCACACAAGAAAAAATAGTTAACGGAGAGAAAGTTATAGTTCCTTCTTCAATAATTGTAGACATGGAAGGTACGGCATACGGAAGAAGTCAATTTAAAAATTAATGGCAGGATTAAAAACCATAGGAGAAGTAGTGGACTGTGAACTAAACGGCAGGGTAAGAAATTACATTTGGCGCAAAACACCGTCTCAAGCTACCACTATTGGATTATGGTTTGATTTATCTATGAGTCCAGGAATGCCGGTTCCTAAATACTGGTTTGATGCCACTCCATTAACAGCAAGATCAATTACTCAAAGTGTAGACGGAGGGTTTTATCATGGTCCTAATGTGACCGGAGAGAAGTATTTACGGTCTATAACAACGATGGCAAACGCGTCAACCGCTTTGCCAATGAATGCTATTCTTTGTGATTATTTATTGTATTATCCTACTACAGATGACGGGACTACTGATGTGCAGACAATGGACAATTCAGTTACCCTTCCAAGATACACTGACGGTAAAGGCGTTCAAATATTAGCGTTAACTGTTGGAGCAAGAACTGGAGGGCAGTCATTTACCATTAACTATACTAATTCTGATGGTGTTGCAGGAAGGGTTACTCAGGCGGTTACGCAAAATACATCTACTGTGTTAGGAAGCGTAACAGGAAGCAATCGAGCGGTAATAAATGCGTCAAACCCATTTATAGGTCTTCAGGCAGGAGATAGCGGCGTTAGAAGCATTGAAAGTGTAACAATGAATGGCGTAGATGTTGGTTTAATGAGTTTGATATTAGTTAAGCCACTTATTCAGACGTGTTTTAGGGAGATCACAGTGCCTTATGAGAAAGATTTTTTAATACCAACAACTGATTTAATAAGAATTTATAACGATGCTTTTCTTAATTTTGTATGCTTGCCACAAGGAAGCTTGGCGGCAACTGTATTAAGAGGAGATTTAAAAGTAATATGGACAGAATAATTAAAAACAAATAATATGGCTGGATTTAGCTCAAACGATCAAATTATACAAGCTCTAAGTTTAGGGCAATCATGGAACGCTCCATTTGGTAAAAACATGCAGCCAACCACGGTTTGTGTAGCAAACGAATGGCACATGTTAGCAAGAGGGGCTGGTAATCCGCCTGCGGATGCTCTCTTTGATTCAGGAGCCAACTTAACATTTATTCCGGTAGAAGACGATACTGCTTCGGCGGGTACGCTTCAGCATGGCGGAGATGTGCAGGCTAGCGGGTATAATAAATATTTATTAAGTGGACACGCCGTAACTGCTGCTGCTACTATGGCTCCTGGAACATTAGCTATATTAGATGTAATAGGTTACTATCGTGTAACTACCGTGACAACAGCTACAGCACAAGCAACCACTAATACTATCTCAACAAGGACAGCAACATTTACAGCGGACGACACTACGGATATAATGACGTATACATCTACAACGTCTTTGCCTAGTAACCTGCTTACAGGGACAAGGGTTAGAGTGTCTACAACCACAACGCTTCCTGCTCCTTTAGTTGCTGCTACGGATTATTATTTAATTCGTGTTGATAATAGTACTTATAAATTAGCTACATCTTATGCAAATGCTATAGCTGGAACTCAAATAGATATTACAACAACAGGAACAGGAACACATACTTTAAATTGGCTATTACCGCGTTATACAAATGGAGCCGGTGTACAGGCAGTGATTTTTAACCCTTCCGCAACTCCATTAGGAGCCGCTACCCCTAACATGTCTTTGGGTTATACAAACTCAGCACAAACAACATCAAGAGCTACGCCTACAGTGCTGCCTATTGGAAAAACAGCATGTCCTAATAGCCAAATAGTTTACACGGGTGCTACAGGTACAGGTAAATACAATTACATGATGCCGTTGCAGTCAGGTGATGCAGGGATTGCTGAAATAAACACTATTCAAAACTCTGTATCTTACGTATCAGGATCTTATACTGTTGCATTAGTAAAAGAGTTAGGGAGATTCCCTATTTCAACTTTAGGTTTGGCGAGTGAGAGAAATTTTTTATTTGAATATCCTTCTATGCCTCGTATTTATGACGGTGCAGCAATTTATTTTGCTTGGGGATCAGGTGCAGCTACTCCAGTATCAAGCGCAGTATCAGGACAATTAAATTTTGTTTGGGGATAAAATGTTAATCTGTAATTACTCATATATAAATCAGATTTGTGGGCATAACCATTCTGGTATAACGAATCCAGTATGGGTAATAGCCCCTCATACGATGCGGGGCTATTACGGCAAAGCTCAGTATGAGGCTATTCAGGATCAAATAAAGAGAGATGGTTTTTCGACAGGAACCAATATACCATATTCAATAGTAATGGGAGATAAAGGGGCTTTGTTAAGTGCCACAACGCTTCTTAACGGGTCTAGTTCATCTACGTCTGGATTGTCTATGGGGAAAGCATGTTCAGCTTCTTTAACAGGAAGCGGGGAAATAACAAGCGCTCAATTATCATTAATTGTTTCTTTAGCCGCAAGCCTGTCTGGAAGTGGCACAATAACTACAGCTAACCTGGTTGGAGTTGTTTCTTTAGCGGCTAGTTTATCTGGTACAGGAAGTTTAGCAGCGGGACTTAATGTAGTTGCTTTTATGAATTCTACGTTGGCGGGAACGAGTTCTATTAGCGCTGAATTGAAAGGTACATTATCTATGTCTGCTTCTATATATGTTAACCAATCAGAAGCCACCGTTCAGCAGATCGTAGATGGTGTATGGAATGGTTTAGCTACAGCTTATAACAATTCAGGAACGATGGGCGAGTTGTTAAACAACACTGGCGGAGGGGCAAGTCCGGCCACGATCGCGGATGCTGTATGGGACGAGGTATTATCGGCACATAATATATCCGGAAGCACCGGAGAAAAGTTGTCAAAACTTTTGGAAAAAATACAGTTTTTATATTTAAAAGATTAACTATATTAGCACAAACAAATGACTTATGCCGCAAGAACAAGTACTTACACCCACAGAAATTAAATTTGTCCTATGGGCATTAGCCGGTTTAATAGCGTTGTTAATAGCTGTATTTGCTTTCTTGGGGAAGTTGATTGTAGGGTATTTAAAGAGCATGGCAGTTTCTATGACTAACATGGAAAAAGAATTGAGTGTGTTAGCAAACGATCACACTAATTTAAAAGATGACCACAAGGAGCTTAAAGTTCGAGTTGGATCATTAGAACAAAAATTCAAATATAACGGGAGCAGCCAATAATGAATAAGATTATTGAAATAGCCAAAGCCGAAATTGGCACAAAAGAATCACCTCCAGGATCAAACAAGGTGAAATACAACACTTGGATTTATGGAAAAGAAGTAAGTGGGCCTGAATACCCTTGGTGTTTGGCGTTTTGCTCATGGGTTTATGATACTGCAGGAATGCGCATCAAAGGCATGGGATTGCTTAGAGGTGGAGTTGGGTGCCCTTATGCGGTAGCCAATGTTAAGAAGTGGGGGAAAATAGTAACTATTCCAGAAGCTGGCGATCTTGCTTTTTACGATTGGCAAGGTGACGGTAAATTTGACCATGTAGGCATTTTTAGTGAAGATATTGGACAAGGTTACTTCTGGGCCATTGAAGGGAATACATCGGCTACAAACGCGTCGGACGGAGGGGAAGTTGGGTTAATGAGACGTAAGTATAAAAATGCAATATTTATAAGACCAAACGTAAAAATATGATTAGCAATTACTACAAACCAACTCCAAAGAAATGGAGAATTATAGGAGATACATTTTTAGCAATATCGACTGCTGTTACCGGTGGTGGTTTGTTAGCTTTTGACCAAATGAAAGATGTGTTCGGAGAGAGTACTCTAAAATGGATAATTGGAGGAGCTTTTATCATAGGTGTTTTAGGAAAGTTTTTAACAAACCTATTTAAAGAGCGTAATGAAGAAGCTAAGTAAAAGAGATTGGGCAATACTAATTGTTTTAGTAATTTGCTTATTACCGGTTGGGATCGCTATTGGGCGGTTGACAAAAGAAACACCTGTAGTTGAAACACCGCCATTCAACACGAATGTAGCTGATTTCAGCAGAGATAGTCTTATTAAGCTAAAGGAAGCTTCTGATAAGGAGATCGCAAGACTACATAAAGAAAATGACTCATTAAAAGGATTAAAAGCAATTAACCATATAAATGTAAACCACCATGCTGGCAAAATTAAAATATTCACTCCTAATTCTCGTCGCCGTTGGGCAGATTCAGTGTTTCGGGCAGAAGGGATCAGACACCACAATATGTCTTTACAATAATGAATTTGACTTTCTGGCGGATGCTTATGTAAGATTTAAGTACTTACAGGTAGATACTTTCTTAAACAACATGGAAATATCTAACCTTAATCTTATTATAAAAGAGCAATCTCAAAAGGCGTACTTAGATTCTTCTATCATTGTTAACCGGCAAACAGCCCTTAATGGGTGCAAGGAATCCTACGATAAGCTGGCTATAAGACATGATAAGCAGGTTAAAAAGAACGGCAGGCTTAAAAAGATATTAACAACATCCGTGGCTGTTAATGCTGTGTTAATAATTATTTTAGTAATAGCCATACTGTAACGTATATTTGAGTGTCCGTTTTCCATGATGGATATTTTTCATACTTTTATTTTTTTACTTCAAGAAACCCTGTCTAAAAAACGGGGTTTTTTGTTTGCTGTTTATTTGTATATTTGAACTATGCAAATAAACAAAAAATCAATTATTGACGATGTCATGTACATCATGTCCAAAGGTGGTTTAACGGACGATGCCCGCTATGATGTTGATTGGCTTAGTTATAAGATCGACCAAGTTCGTGCAGAATTAATTGTAAAGGAATACGATACTACAAAGACTATTGATAATAATTGGTTAAGCGATTTAGGTTTAATTGATTTTCATAAAGTGAATTTCGCTGATGACAGAACTGTTACTTATTGCGGATGCGATATTTCAAAAGCTACATTACCCCAACTTATCACTCTGTATGTTCAGAATGGTAACATTGATATGGGTGTGTGGACTGTTATTTCAGCATGTGGTAAAACACGTTACTTCTATAAGCCACAAAGCTTATGGAGCTATACACCATCGGAACATACGCACAAATTATTCAGATATTTTAGTAGAATAAACACTTCCATTTATGTTGATCATGTAGTTGACCAATTAAGAGTGATCGCTTTATTAGCGCAACCTGAAGAAGGAATACTAATTAATAGCACACCGGTGGCAAGTGGAAGCATCGCTGTAGGAACCGTTTATTACGTGAAGTACAATCAGATCGTTTACAACGGTACTGTGTATGCTAAAGGAACTACATTCACTGGAGTTACCGGTAAAACAACTTACACGGGATCAGGTACGGTTTATCTGAATAGTCAGATCACTAACCTACGTGAAACAGATCCTTATCCGGTTGGTCCTGATATGGCACGCGCGATAGTGTTTGAGATTATAACAAAAGAATTTGGTTTAGAAAAAGCAGTAATACCTGATACGGTAAATGACAGCGAAGACGATGCACAAAAGGGCCAAGGCTAAGTATAAATATCCGCAGGTAAAAGCAAGAATAAAAAAGCAATACCGGCAGAAGTTTAAGAAGTCAGTAACCCTTAGTGAAATAGATAAAATTTGGAAAGCGTATTTAGAAGAGGTGGTGATAAAACCTTTGCTAAGAGGGAATAAGGTAGTGGTGATCGACGGGTTTACGGTGGAGGTAGTTGGAAGAAGGGGACAGAAAAGAATGCGGTGGTTGAAAGATAATCCAATGAAGCCGGGATTAGTTTATACGATTGAATGTAATAACATTAACTTTAAGAACGGTAAATTATTCTTTAAAGCAGATGCTAAGATAAGAGAGAGATTAAAGTATTTATTACGTAATACAGGACAATATTTTAGAATAGAAAACAATGAGTCAGAATAAATTAATATCAATAAAAAACCCTATAGTTGACGCTATGGAGATGTTGCAAGTGGATCACGATAGGTATTTACCTATGTTCACTAACTGGGCTACGATAGCTGAGAACGACATCGGAAGCTACTTTCAGTATGTAAGAAAAAGAGCTGTGATTGACGTTGTTAATTGCGTGGCGTGTTTGCCTAGTGATTGTATGTTTTTACAGCGTGCTTTATTGGGAGATTATGGATGTGATTGCACTGACTTGTTTAATAATGTTTGTTCTAATATCACTCAGATTTCGGCTGCAGATCAGTCGAATATGGACACAGCAGGATTTTTAATTGTTGACATCGGCGGTGGTGGAATAAATACATGGACATCTATTCCTCACGTTGTTCAGAATAACAAGATTATTTTGAATAGCAATTACGATGGACAAAAGCTCACTATTCAGTATTTAGGATTAGAAACAGATTGCGACGGGTTTGTAATGATTAGTCAAAACCACCAACAAGCGATCATGTGGAATATCATTTGGAAGTTCTACTTTCAGAGAAAGAGTCTTGCTCCCATGGAATATGGTAAAATGAAAGATGCTAAAGCTGAGTGGGACAGGGAATGTTCACACGCTCGCGCGGTTGATGGAGAATTAACTGAATCAGAAAGAGTAAGAATTGTTGCTATGCTTCACGATCCATACATCGGTATAGGATTAGGAGTAGGCATGTATCCGACAGGACCTAATAATATCGTTTGGTAATTATGGCATCACAAGAATTTATAAACAACTTCAGTGGCGGGATGTTTAAAGACACGTCTTTATTGAACCAACCGGAAGGAACATATAGGGATTTAAAGAACTTTGAGGTAGTAACACATGATGGTAATACATTCTCCGTAAAGGATTCTTTGGGGAATAGATTGGTGCTTACAATTCCTTTGATTTATTCTTCAGTTGGACCGCCGGTGGTTAACCAAGCCCCGATGATGCCTATAGGATTCATATCACTACCTGATAGATTAATTGTATTTAGCACAAACAGCGAAACAGACGCGGGTAGTTACGGTGAGATAGGGGAGATTTATTTAACCAACATTGGTCAGTCAGTGGAGGCTCAGGATCAAACTTTAACCATTGGCCCAAACATAGGCAACTACACTTATTCGGGATACGTTCCTTTATATGGACATACAGGATTGAAGTTCTCTAAAATGCACAAGATTGAAGGGTTTGGGTTTAAAGAGAACGATGCAATTGAGAGGGTTTATTGGACTGATAATAACAATCAGCCAAGGGTGTTTGATATTTCAGATGCTACGTATAGGTCATATTTCGATGATGGCGATCTTGTTACCGGAACTGAGTATATGGTATTGGGCGGTGTTGTTACTCATAGCGCTGTGGATTACGGACCGGGAATGACGGCAGGTAACGTGTTTACGTCAGGCGGTGGTACTCCGGCTAATTACACAGTAGTAACAGGAAGCCCTTTGGTTATTCCTTATGTTGACTATGAGATTTTAAATTTTACACCTTCACGCGCGCTTGGTCAGATAATGTTCGATGACTTAGGGACAGGAACAAAGTATTGTGGAAATCACATGTATTTTTACCGGTTAAGCAAAAGCACTTCAGGTCAAGTGACATCGTGGAGCTATGGATCATTTCCGGTTCACGTAGGTAAAAACCAAGATTATCCTACTACCCCAACCATAAACACAAACCACAACTATGTTGGTCACGGATCAACTGCAAGTTTAGTAAATAGCGGCAAGTCGGTTCAATTAAAGATCACTAATATTGATACCAAATACGATACTATTGAATTAGCATGTGCTGAGTTTGACCAAGACTACGAGGTTCCTTACCGTATTACTATTGTTGCTACTAAGGGAGTTAATAGTTCTACATTAAATTCGGACGGATCTATTGACATGGAGGATTTTGGTAATGTTAATTTGGGGACATTAACCTTGGATGATATTACCTTGTTCCCTGCAAACGTATTGAAATGCAAGACATTAACAACAAATAAAAATTACATATTAGCAGGTAACATTACAGAGAGAGAAGAATTTGATGCTATAGATTTTACGGACGTAACTCCTTCTGATTTTATTTACTATATGCCTGTAGATAGGGATATTGATTACGAATCGGCTCTTAACGTGCCGGCGTTTCCAATGACTGCTTATGCTCCGTTTACTCCGAATGTAAATCCTTCTACTATTTATCCTGAAGTTAAATACACAGTTACAAGTGTAGCTGGTGGTAACGTTACTTATAACGCTGTAAGTTACGGATTAAACGAAGTGTTTGTAGGAGTAGTAGGAACAACTGCAGTAACCATTCCTGGTGCTTCACAAGTGAGATTATGTTTTGCGTGGGAGCAATATAACCCAGTTAATAATACTAATCAAAGAAAGAATATTGTAGAGGCTAAAACAGTATTGGGAGCTTCTGGTGATACGGAATTAAACTACCGTAATCCTGCAGCGGCGATGCACTTAAAGTCGTACAGGTCTTCTGAAACTTACAGGTTCGGTATATTGTTTTATGACAAAAGAGGTAATCCTTTTTACGTAAGATGGTTGTGCGATCACACATTTACAGATATTTACACTAAAGACGGACTGCTACATGACGTAGGTGGCGTTACTCCATATAACAGCCTTTATTGCTTAACTCCAAACGGATTTCAATTAGATGATTTGCGTATTCCTAGAGCTATTGTCGATCAGATAAGTGGGTTTAGTATAGTTAGGGCGGAATGTGATAAGACAATCTTAACACAGGGATTGTTATGGCAAACAAGCTATTCACAACCTTCACCCGGACAATACGAAATACATCCATTGCCGGGATATTCTTTACAGGCAACACAGGATAGTTATGGCCCTATTAATGGGCAGATTACGTATTCATATATTTGCCCTGATAGTTTGTCTGAGTTTAGAGGGTTTCAACAAGCTTTTGCTCCGGGTGATAAATTAAGAGTGGTTGGATGGTTAGACCCGGTTGATTTCGGGGCAGCTCCAGGCGTTAAATATGCATGGTGGCATACGCAAGCCGACGATGCTTGGTCAAAACTTTACACGCATATTGATGCCGCAGACACCTCTACAAACGAATCTACTATCGTAAACATCCAAGGGATGAATGAAGCGGATACAGTTGTAAATATTATCGGCGGTGGAGACTTTTATAATGCAAGAATGTGGTTTGGAGCATCCGGCGCAAACGAGGCGGTTTACAACAACTGGTCTGGTGGTGGCCCTGGCGATTGGCAAGCGTCTGGAGCTTCAGGGTTTTTAATGGTTGGGGGTAGAAAATTAGGAGTAGTATTCGACGATGATTTGTATAATCATCAAGGCCCAGCCGGAGGCGTTTTATACAGTGCTTCTGTTGGAGGCGTTCCGGCTAATCCAACTGTGTTTTATAAAGCTCTGACTAATTACGTTATAGATAAGCCTAACCAATACGGAGGAACTGGCGAAGATGCTAAAGCAGCAACTACGTATATTTCTACGGGTCATTTTCAACCAATAAATTCTACTGTTATTGCTGACAATTATGTTGGTGGTACGGGCGTTACAGATTACGACTACTTACAGTTTAACGAGTTGCAGGTGTTTGGAGGAGATACTTTCTTAAACCTTGTTGACCAAGGATACGGACTTTATAACACTGCTTATGTAGGATTTGCCTACGACGGAAGTACAGCGGTTCCTGCTGGATGGGGATTGTTTTTTCCATGCGAAAACCAAGTTAACTACGATCTACGTAATGGAAGAAAGGTATCTGATTTCGGAATGCATGAAAGTAATTACGGTGTAACTTATAGTGGTGTTGGAGCCGCGGCCCCTACTAATTGCGGGTTAGAAGATTATGCCTACAATGACGCTTATTCAAGTGACGGAACGCCATTTGCCTATGCTGCCTTACCGGTAAACTATGTAAACGCTGGTAGATTTCCTTTTAGAATACGATTTGCGGGTGAGAAATTCCCTGGCGAATTAGTAGATAGTTTCCGCGTATTCTTGACTAATGACTACAAAGATGTTGACGGCGGATTGGGAGAGATCAATAACCTTCGTTCAAAGGAGGGTAAAACGTTCTACTTCCAAAACCACGGTATAGGATATGTACCTATTTTAGAACGTCAAACAGTGTCGGCAACAGCCGGTGAAGCCACTACATTAGGTACTGGCGGTGTTGTAGATAGATTCGATACTATCAGCGCTGTGTATGGGAACCAACATCAATGGAGTCTTACTGACACCGTGGATGGATTTATTTGGTTTGACATGCGCAATAAGGCGGTTATTGTAATGACGCCGGGTGGAGGCGTGAAAGAAATTACAACTCCATTAGGATTAAGATCATTCTTTAGTGAGGTATTTTTAGAGCGTGTTACTTCTTATTATGGAGGTACATTCTTAAATTCACCTACATACGATGCTACAAGCGATCAGCCATTATTGGGTACCGGTATTATATCAGTTTATGATCCTAAAACTAAAACATCTTATTTGACATTTAAGTTTAAGGAATGGACTCAGGAAGTGTCGGATGTTGCAACGGCAGAAAGTTCATCTCAATATCAAGTTATAAGTAAAGACTTCACCGTGGCTTACAGTCATGTTACCGGTAAGTTTATAGGGTTTTACGACAAATGTCCGGCGATCTGGCATAACCATAATCAGGTGGTGCTATCAGCTAATAATCCTAAGAACATTCAGAAGTACTACGCGGCGGATATGTATGTTCCTGCAGATTTTGAATTGGGGGATGTTATTTGTGTTGGTGAGAAAGAATATATTTGTACGACAGCAGGTACCGTATCGGCATACGCAGCAACACCTTCAGCTTCATTATTCACTCTTATAAATCAAACCAATCAGATCTATGTGGAGAATGAAGAGAAAGCTTACACTGTTAATATTGAGGGGTATGAATACAATAAGTATTACGGTCGTGTGGTGAATAACGAAATAGAGGTGGTGGTTAATCCTAAGTCTACAGAGCCAAGCGTGTTCGATAACTTCATTATGAGTTCTAACAACGTGAATTTCACTGATGTAACCGTAGAAACAACGGATCAAACAGCTAGTGATTTGAGTATCACTCTTAGTAATAGGGACTACCAATACACTGATAAAGCATGGAGAAGCAGTTTGCCGATCAGCGCTACCGGACGGATGGTTGACTACTTCTTAAAGGCTACATTCACAAAGAAGAACTGGACTACTGATCCTACTACAGTAGCGACAAGTGTTAAAATTCTCAATTTTATCAAAACTATTTTCAGAATCTCAAAATAATTGTAACTTTTATCAAAAGACTGCGTATAACTATACAAACCAATAAAACTTATAATTATGAAAAGAGAGCATTCCCCAGAAAACATCAAGCTTGGTAAGGTTGTGTTTTTAATCAGTATTGTAGTAGCAATGTTAGCTGTCACTTTTTGCAGCGGGCAGAACTTTAACAACGTGGAGCTTCCTAGGGAAAAGGATCATGGTAAATGGTTTGCCTACTCAAAGGTTGCTTTTGATACTAATGGAGATTCTGTTTTCTTTGGATCAATGTTTTCTCCAGGCCCATACGATTTTAAAACAATATATGTTGTAACTACTGGAAAAAATAAATGTGTACACAATTTAGTATTGGGTGTTTATTTTGAGAGCGGAGCGGTTGTTTACTTATCTGCTTACAACGTACAGAACTGCAAGGGGGAGTCTTGGTATGATCTTAGCGAAGAGGAAAAATTAAAGTTCAGGCATAGGAAAATAACAAAGATAGAGCTTTTTAATCCGTATAACTCTGATTCGTTTAAAGTGGATGATTGGGATTATCAATATTACATTGCTGCAATTAACCAATAAGGTGTTAAGAAAATAATTAAAACCCATTGTTTGTACGATGGGTTTTTTGCTTATATTTATAGCAAATTAATTTCATAACATGAAAGCTCCTAAAATAAAAAAGTATCAAGACGGAGGAACTCCTAAATATGCTACTAGAAAAATGAACGCTAAAGAGTGGGATGCAGAAAACGCAAAAGCTGGACGCGTTCCTTATTCTGGAAGCGCCGAAGGAAGAGAAGGACATAAGCAGTATTTTGATCCTAAAGTTTACAAGGAAGAAAAAGATCCATCCACAGGGTTGTTTAAATTAGCTAGATTAGATAATAAAGACGAACTTCTTCATGATATTTACACTTATGATTATTCTAAGCCTAAAGAAGCGGCTATAGTAAGCAAAGTGCCATCACCGGCAGTTGCAGAAGGACACAAACCATTAGTTATTGGCACAGCAGGAACTTATGACCCAAACACTGGCACAACTTATATTGATCCTTCTAAAAAAACAGGAACAATTGAGCCGATAGTTGAGCAATACAAGTCTGGCGGAAAAATCATGAAAGCGCCTTCATTAAAAAAAAAAGTAGGTAAATACGCTAACGGCGGTCCACTTACTCCAGAAGAGCAATCACAAGGAGCATACATTCAGAATGGTGTTAAATACAGCGCTAATGGCACTCCTATTATGGGAGATGATACATTTAGAACTACTGGCACTGAAGGAGAGATCACTTCTGCAACTACGCAACCATTAACAAACGGAACTGAATTTAAAGTGAGTGGTGATGCTGTAAGCACAGGGCCACAAGCCACTGTTAATGCAGGTGCTCCGGCTCAGCAAGGTCAAAAGAAAGGTGGTGGCGGAACCGGTGATAAAGTAGGAGCTAGTATGGGATGGTTGCAATATGCAAACATGGCTAAAGATATTGGTAAAGGTCTTATTAAAAGAGACGAGATCACCGATCCAAATACAGGCCAAAAATATTCTTATGCTAAAGACAGAAATAGCGCAGGTATTGACAAAGCAATTACTCCATACCACGAAAAGTGGCAGAACGATTATAAAGAAGGCGACATGGGAAGTATGGCTGCGACGGGTGCTGGTATGTTAATCGGCGGTCCACTTACTGAAATAGCGTATGAGGGACTTATTGGCGAGAAAAAAGACAAAGATAGATTCGAGAAGAAAAAGGCAACATTTGAAGCACAATCTAATACCGCACAAAACATGGGTACTCGTAATGAACGATCATCATTAGCTAAAGGCGGGACAATCAAAGGTCCTGGCACCGGTAAATCTGATTCTATTTTAAGTAGAATTGGAGATAAGGGTATTGCTTCAGGAAGCTTTATTGTACCTGAAGAAAATAACGAAATGGCTAAATCTATTCGTGCTAAAATACTTGGAGATAATCCTGAGAAAACAGCAAGCTTTAAAAAGCTAAACGGCGGTGGTGAAACAGAAGCCGATGTTGCTGTAAGTAATGGAGAACATTTATTCACTCCTAAAGAAAAGAAAAAAATCACAGCTATGTTGGGAGAAGAAGTTCTTGAAAAACTAGCTCCTGAAGCAGAAGAGAATGATGAAATGAATTGTGGAGGCAAGGTTAAGTTGAAAGACGGAGGTACAGTTCCGGAAGGCACTAAGCTTGGTAAGTATTACTACAAAAAAGGTAATTGGATTGATGCTAGTGGCAACAAGCTAACTAAAGAATTTGGTCAGAAATACACTGATGCTTACTTTAAGCAAACCGGTGGTAAGAGTAAAGATCAATTAGAAATGGAAGCTGATGTAAGAGCTGCTAACGAAAAGAATAATCCGGGTTATAACAGCCCTACCAAAACAGCCGATCAGTTAGCGTCGTTACAAGACACTAAACCATCTCAATTAGGCCCTAAGAAAGCCCCTAAGTCTAGTGGTAAAAAAACCGGTGTGGAATTTGTTCCTAAAATGACAGAAGACACAGGAGATTTCCCTGTAGTTCCAGGAACTAAAGAAAGTGTTTCTTTTACAGAAGCTATTGATCCTGTTTTTAAACAGAAAGCACCAATGACCGATGCTGGAGCTGATTTATTAGTTACTTCGGCTAAAAAAGCAAGTGATGAATATGTCCCTCAAACAGAAACCAAAAGAGGAAGCTCTGTATTAAGCGGAATAGGAAGTGCTATGGAATATGCTATGCCGATCGCACAAGGAATAATGGGATACGATTACCTAAACAAAGCAGGTAAGCGCCCGGTGGACGCAATGGACCCTGACTTCGTTCAAAGTGTAGAGAAGGCTAAACAGAATGCTATGTTTGGATTTGCACCTGAAGAGAAATTCGCTATAGATCAGCAAAACCAAAACCTTACAAACGCGGCTAGATTTACAGCTCGTAATTTATCGGGAGGTAGCGCGGCGGTTGCTCAATCAAACGAAAGAGCAGCTATTAATGATGCTTACATGAGAGGATTAGATTCTGTTATTAAGGGCAAACAATTGCAGATGGATAAACAATTTTATGCTGACCAAACGATACAGGCTAAACAAAACAAGTCACGTCAATTGTTTCAGGACACTTTAGGTGCATGGAATCAGAATCAGCAAGCGGGAGCTTCTTTATTAGCGTCTGGTTTACAGGGATTAATTGGTGCTAAAAGGTATCAAGAAACATTAAATACAATGCAAGAAGAAGAAGCTGCTAGAAATGCTTATAAGAATATTGACTATAGTAAATTAATCAAATAATATGGCAGAATATGGTTTAGCTTTAGGTTTATCTCAGGATTTAGGATACGACCAAAGAATAAATGATTTGTATAAAAAGCAAGAGATGATGCGTCTTGCGCATGAGGCTTCTAATCAGAAAGCTGAAATGTTCGCTAATGATTTGGATTTTACTGAAGGAGGAAATGCTTTTGATGCACCGTTAGTAAAACAAAGGGCTTATGAAACTATTAATAAAATAGGACAAATAGCACGAAACAATCCTAATTGGGAATCAGATATTGCTGCCTTAACTCAAATAAAAATGTTGAGAAAAGATTTAAAAGGTAATGAACATATTACTAGAGCAATGATTACCAACGACAATTTTAAAAAGCTAAACACGGATATGCAGACTGCTGCAAAAGACCCAAATCAGCATAATATAAAAGCTTATGAAGACGAGTTGAGTAGATATAGGAATTATGAAGCTTACGGGCACCCTGAAGGAAAAGAAGCGGCAGAAAAAGAGGGGTTAAAGCCGTTTTTGTACAATAAACCTAAAGATTTTATTGATATTAATAAGGCATTTGCTGATATCGGTAATAGCTTTAAGGACATGCGTGTGAAGTCGGTTAAGGGTGGATTAGGAGCTTATGAAGAATATGCTAACCCGGATTCTCTTAAAACAGTGGCGGCACAAATGTATTCTCAAAACCAAAGCCAAATTGATAAGATCGCTGCCCAAAAGGGTATTGCACCTATTGATTATGTAATGGCAGGCATTAACGCTCACATCCCTAAGAAGCGGGATATGGGCGATTATGGATTGGCTAAAGAAATGGCCATGACCCGTTACAAAGCTAAATTAGCTGGCACAGGCGGACCGGAAGCTGATACATACAAAACCTCAATAGTTGATCGCGATCACAGCGTGGTAAGTTCTGATTTAATGGACTCTATACTTGGTGATGGCGCTAAGACTATCTTAACATCAAACGATGGCAAACAAGTATTGGATTTAACCGGTATTAGCGTTAAGCGTACAGGGTATAACTTTTACGCTGATCCTCAAAGAGGAGTTAAGTATGCTGAAGGAACGGCTTATATACCTATGGAAAAAGCTATTGAAATGGGAATTGTAAAATCCGGGTTTGGTATATTCACGGATGATGAAGTGAGTCCTGACTTTAATAAGTTTGCTAAGATCGAATCTAAAGAAGGAGAAGATGGCAAATTACATAAAGCAGTGAAGATCACTGTATTTAATCCTTTTGATGTAAACAACGCTGCTAATGCGGGTGTGTTTAATGCTAAGACAATGACTTCTAAACAACGTCCTATGCCTGAGCAAGAATACCAACAAAGTGGTCAACAAATAATGGTGGATGAAGCAGGAAATCTATTTGATGTTTCAAGCGGAACACCTAAATTTATCGGTAAGAAAAAATAACTATGCCTGAAGACGTAATACCGGTTGGCAGCTTAAAGCCAATACAGCAACCTTCTACACAACCAGTGGGTAATTTAAAACCAATTGGCGGAATAGTGGAAGGCTTTAATCCAAATGAGCTTATTCAAAACCAAGATAAGTTCAACGAGGTATTGAACAATATTGAAGATGTTTCTGAAGATGAGAAAAACATAATCAAGAAACTTGCTTTAGCCGCACATGACGGTGATAAGGGAGTGACATCGGCGGATGTGTCCGATGCTATCTTAACCCTACAAGGAAGAAGCAAAGAACAAGGAGGAGGAAAATATTACGTTAAAGAAGTGGCACCTGAAGTTTATAAACCAATTTCTTTAAAACCAGGAGAAAAGCCACCTAAAGGATATGATGTTGCTAGCGTTTGGGGAACACAAAGTTCCGCTAATGACGACACGGCTGTTACAAGCTTAGGGAAACATTTATGGAATGGTGTAATAGGAGCAGGAGAAGGACTTATTAATATGTCTGATTTAGCTTACGGTGCCGCTACAGGAGAAGAATCTCCTTGGTATCAATCAATGAAGAACTCAGCTCAAAAATTCAAATTCGCCACCCCTGATTACGAAAAAGGAGAGATATTTAATACAGAGGGCATAAATAGCGTTTCTGATTTCTTTGATCCTTCACGTTATGATTTTAGCAAGGATAAGGTACAAGGCCAGATATTTCAGGGATTAGAAAGCTTAACATCGTTCTTATTAGGAACGAAAGGTGTTAGCGGAATTACCGGCGCAACATCAAAGGCCGGTAAGATCGGAGAAGCTTATGTAGGATCTTATGCCGTTAATTACGGAGAGTCATTACAGGCCGCTGAAGATGCAGGGTTAACCGGTAGAGAGAAGTATGCTTATGCGGGGATCACAACCGTGCCAACCGCCGCTTTAGATGTGGCATTTGGTACCGAAGGGTTATTTGTAAAGAATCAATTGGCCCGCGACGGTAAGAAGAAAATGTTAGAAAGCCTTGCAAAAGGATTTAAAGAAGATATTGGCGGTAAGTTGACAAAAGAATCATTAGAAGATTTATATAAAACAACCACCGCTGCAGCAACAAATTTAAACAAATCATTCACCCGTCAATTGGGTGAAAACATATTAGAAGAAGCCGGTACAGAATCAGCACAAGCATTAGTTCAGAATGGTGCTCAGATGATTTACGATCAGATATCCAAAGAACCTAAGTTTGGCAAAGATGCCTTTAGTTTAGAGAGCATTGGTGAGTATTTGAATAACGCTATCGGTGGAGCTTTTGGAGCTGCAGGACCGGGTGTTTATGGTGTAAGCCAAGAACGCAAGGCAAGTAAAGAAGAATTACAAAGCTCAAATGCTTATGAAGCAGTTAAGAAAGGTAAGGATGCGGTAAACGCGTTAAGGGCCGATGTTTATAGTTCTTACAAAAGTGGTGATTTAAGTCAGCAAGAAGCTGCAAATGCAGTAAGTAAGATCAATGCTTATTATGATTTTAATCAGCAATTAGGAGAAACTAAGCTTCCGGATGAACAACGCAAGCAGGTGTTGGATTTAGCCTTCCAAAAGGAATTGCTATATAATTCAATTAAAGACACCGATAAGGAAAAGTTAAGTCCGATCGAAATGGCTAAGTATGAAGCTAAGGCTAAGATGGCTAAGGACATACAGGCTCAAATTAATGACATTGTTTTAAAGCCAGAGGTTGAAAAGGAAGTGACGGTTGGTGATAAGACCATGGAGGATATTGCTAAGAAAGAAGAGAAAGAAGCTGAAGCAGGCACCGCTAAACCTGAAAAGAAGGTTAAGGTTGATGATCGTAAGTTTGAGGTTATACCTCCGGTTGATTGGAACACTAAAAAAGCAAGCGAGAAGTTTAAGATATTAACCCGTGATCTGCAGGAGTCAAATGAACCGGTACAAGGTAGTTTAACATTGGAGTCAGGCGGACCAGGCAGAACAACATCGGATACAGTGCACGTTAACTTACCTGGTAACAAATTTGTTATTACAGCAAGCTCCGCCAAGAGCTTAGCAACCCAACTTCGCGGACATTTTAAGACAGAATTTGTTGAAGGAGATATAGAAAATCTACCGGTAGTTGTAAAACCAATGCAACTTACTTCAGGAAAAACCGTATTAGGGATATATAATGAAGGAAATGGTAAGTTTATATCATACGTTAGAGAGGATGATAAAGGCGGCTCTAAATACTCTAAAGCAGAGGAAGAACAGTTACAACACATCCAAGCTACAGGAAAATTAAGCAAGGGTGAGATTGAATACTATAACAATAAAAGAAAAGACGATAAACAACCACCACCAGCGGGTGAAGCAGGAACAATGGAGCCTAAAACTCCAGTTACGCCTATTATGCCACAAGGGGGATTAAAACCAATAAGCGATGTTACAACAACCAGACAAACAACAGGAGAAGGGACTACCGTTGGAAAGACGGAACCTGTCACCGGAGACGTTTCAGAAACTTCTGAACAAGATGTTAAAAATGTCAAAGAAATTAAAATCAGAACGGGAACGAAGAGGAATCAAACTTCAGTAAAACATCCCGAAAGAAAGAAGGCTTTGGCACATGAAGTTACAGACCCTTATCATGTGGTGTTGCAATACTTCTCAGGCAAAGGAACGATTAGTTCTGCTGCAATAGGGGAATTGTACGGTACAAAAGGAGATTCTAATACTAAGGATGAAACTAAGGCGTTTCAAGAAAAGTGGGCTAGAAAAAGTTATACAACATCTAAAGAAAGAACTTTAAAAGGAACAGAAACATTAGATGCTTTAGCTCATAAATTATGGGAGGGTAATAGGGCTAATACGCCAGATGCCACTACATCGGAGTACAGAGAAGCTATTGAAACGGCTATTGGTAAACATTTAATGCCGCGAGAGTTTGCTAAAGAATTGAATGATATTTTAATTCCAAAAGAGCAACGTCAAACATTCGAGAATGAAGAGGCTTATAATGCTTACTATGATAAGTTAGAAGAATTAGGGCTGAGTGAAGAAGGCGATAAGGTGGCGGATAATTTAGAGAAATTAGACGATAAAGAATTAGAGCATTTGGCTAACATGCCCGAAAAGGAATTTGATGTTTTTGGGAATGAGATCGTAGATATTATTATCCGTAAAGATTTAGAGGGAGATGTGTTTCAGAAACCAAAAGAACTTCAATATGCAGAAGACCAATTGTCTAAAGCAGAAAAAGAATTAAAGGCATCTAAAACAGCATTCGATTCTAAGCGCAAGGAATTAGGTAAAGAAATTAACGCCGATCAGGAAGACTTATTTGGAGAAAGAAAATCAACAGAGGGAACAGGATTGTTTGATGAAAGGGTTGATATGAGCGCCTATGAAGGTGTTATTGCTCCGTTTAAGCAAAGATATGACGCGGCGGTATCTGAATATAATAAATGGAAAAAGAATGTGGATGGCTTACAGGGAATGGAAGATTCTCAAACATCGTTGTTTCAAAAAGAAGCCAACAAAAAAGCTAAATCAGAAGCCCTGACTAAAATAGTTGAAAAGCTAAAGAAGTCAATGCCTAAAGTGAAGGTTGTTTATGATAGCAATTTAACAGCGGCAGGTAAATGGTCTCCTTCAACAAATACAGTAACTATTAATCCATTCTATGCAGGATTAGACACTCCTATTCACGAATACGGGCATGTGTTTATTGAAGCTATTGGGTATAACAATAAAGTGATACAATCGGCTATTAAGCAATTAAAGTCAACTCCGTTATGGAAAGAAACTTCAGAACGCTATCCTGAATTAGATGAAAAGAATTTAGGTATTGAGGTGTTGGCAGAAGCGATCGGATTAGAGGGTGAAGGGATCTTTGAAAAGGAAGCTGATAAGAGCAAATTCCGTCAGTATTTAGAGTACATCTTTGATTGGTTAAAGACTAAGCTTGGATTAAATAAGAACGTTGCGAGATCACTTGCTAAGCAGATCGTGGCCGGTATTGGCACTAAGAAGATGCAGGGTAAAGATGGTGTTGCAAAAGAGCAGAGAACTAAGCCAATGGAAAACAAATCCGACAAAGAATTAGAATATTCTACAATCGGATCTTTTGAGTCTTACAGAAGCAAAGCTTTAAACAGAAACTTACAGGCTATTAAGAAGTCAATAAGAAATGCTAAAGCTAAATTGGCGAATGAAGAAACAACTGCAGAAGAAGCTAAAGGACTTCAGGAAATACTTGATTACCACGCTAACCTAGAAGCTCAGGACAAAAAAGCCTACATGGATTATCGTAACGACATGAGCGAGATCAAAGGACTCATGGACGAAAAGGAAATCCACAAATACAGCGAAGAAGAATTATTCAAGATTTACAACAACATAATTAACTTCCAAAAATACGCTAAGGGTACTTTATTACCGGATGTAATGAAGAAGATTGGTATGGCTTTATTCGATAAGCAATCCAACGCTTTAAAGAACGATCCTAAGACAAAGGAGATGTTTGATGAAGATTTATCAAAGATAAAAGACCTTACGCCAACTGAAGTGAGAATGAAAGTATTATCTCACATGACTCAGAATTTCCCTGAATTACAAGCTTTAAATAAGCTTTATGATTCGGCGGTGTTTGCTAAGGAAAAGGAAGCTAAAGAAAAGAAACGCACCTTAGAGAAATTAGGTAAGAAGGTAATTGAAGAAAAGAATAAGCAGTTAGGGATAGCAGCCACCGCGGGATCAGCGTTTAGTTCTGATTCAGCTAAGTATTTTGAATACTTGGACAACGGACAGGGTGAATATTTAACTGTTAACCAGGCTAAGAAAAAAGGATTGTCTGATGCTCAGATTGAGTTCTTAAAATACATGCGCGAATTAGTGGCGGAGAGAGAAGGATTAGCGAGCATCGGCGCGGATGTGGACAACATGATAATGGAGGTTATTAAGATTGATCCGGGATTCAGAGAAACATATAAGCAGTCAGGATTAGCAGCAGCATACAGCCATTTATTAGGCGACACTTACAATATCAGTAATGTCCGCATTCCTTATACAGACCCAAACACAGGTAAAGAAGGCGTTACTGAATTTAAGAATATCGAAAAGATTCTTATTGATTACGGCAAACAAGGATTGCCTCAAATGCTTAAAGCGTTGGCATTACTAACTAAATACAATTGGCGCGCACGTAAACAACTGAAAGTGGGTAAAAACTACGATCAGCGCGGAGAAGAGAATAAATTAAAAATTATAACCGGCGGCGAATATACACTTGATGGTAATGGAAATCTGATCGGTAAGTTTGATCGTAAACGTAACAAGGATAGAGGTTATTCAAAAGACTTCTACAAAGCCGCTATGTCATATATTGACGACACGGCCCATGTTAAACACATGACTCCATTAATGCCAGCGATCAATTCTATTCAATACCTTAATGAGAATGGGGTGTTTGGAGAGAAGGGTGAAGAATTACATGGTAAAAAGCCTAATGTAGTTAAGTGGTTAGAAGACTGGAGAGACATGCACATCTTTAAAAAGGAGAAGGAAACTATCCCGGAATTAGATTTTGCATTAAAAGCACTTCGATTTATGACATCTGCCACTACGATGTGGTTTAACTTACCTGCAGGCGCTATGAACTTGTTTATAGGTTTATATAATAACTGGAGAGCGCAAACTGAACCTATTCTAAGAAAGGGTAACGCGCGGTTGTTCTTAAAAGGAGCGAGAAAAGGAGATAAAGGTTATGGATATGGCGCATTAAACCCATACGCTGTTGATATTATTCGTAAATACAATGTAGTATCTACAGATATTGATTCTAATCCAAAGATATTCGCAGGACGTATATTTGATACAATTGCTAACGGGGCCACAAGATTCGGGGAGTTTATCGTACAGGGGTCAGGAGTGTTAGGACTAATGGATGAAGAACTATACAATAGTTTTGAATATAAAAAGGACAAACATGGTGTAGAGCAATTAGTGGTGAAAGAAGGATTAGATGAGAAAGAAATTGAGAAAAAGATATTAGCCCTACGTAATCGTATCTCAGATATTCAAGGTAAATATGCAGATAAGGATAAGCGTAATTTCATGAATAATGAATTAGGCAAGGCTGTGATGCAGTTCAAAGTTTGGATCCCAGATTTTTTCATCGAGCGCTTCGGCCAACCTTATATTAACGCTGATGGTGAATATAGACAAGGGTCAATGCGTCCCCTAATTAAAGACGGGTTTAAGGATTTAAGAGCTGAGTTCAAGAAGCAGGGGATTAACGCTTTAAAAGCCAATACTCCGGATGCTATTGCGTTTAGACAAAACCTTAAAGGCTTAATGGCTATTACATTATTGTCGATCCTGGCCAACACCGGTGATGACGATGAAGAAAAGAGTTTAGCTGTTAAAATGGCCTCGAAGGGACTAAGCGACATCTTATTCATATTTAACCCAACCGACCAAGGAACGCTTAAATTCACATTATCTAAGCCTATTGCGGGGATGAGTGTTGTTGATAGATTTATCGACACAGCCGATCACCTATTGGCTTTTGAGGAAGATGACTATTATAAGCGTACAGGTGCCCCTAAGATAGGTAACGACATCTTAAACGTGATGCCTGGTAAAAAACTTATTAAAGCGGGTGTTGATTTAATTTCGGATGATGAATAAGAAAATTATTTATATTTACCTAAAAATTAAGCATAATGGCTATCACTAGACCAGATTTAAAAATAAACGTAACAGTTGGGGCTGAATGCTCAGGATTCACCGTTGATGATACAACCGGCACCTACGACGTAACAACCAATCCTGAAGGTTATGGATTACCTGACGGGCCAACAGTTAACAATGTAACAGGATTAGTGATCGTTGTTACTAACCAATCTGAAGGATGGTATTTAACTTACACCTTCACAATATCTTCAGGAACAATTACGGCCTGTACACTAGGACTTAGCGGAGCAACTGCTACAAATATATTAGCGGAACTTTCAAGTACCGTATGGCCATTCATTACCGGTGTAAATGCTTTTGATGCAACCGCCGACTATGGTGTTACAATTCCTGATTTAACTGACGGTATCTATCAAATAGATTACACTATCACTGGAGAAGCTTATGGTGACTCAGCACCTCCAACATTATCAGCATTCAGCTACACTACATCAGAACAACCTGTATTAGCGTGTGATCTTTGTTGTTGCATAGACAATATGTTCATAGAAGCTGCAGGATGTGATTGTGGATGCGATGGAGCTATGAATGCAATGAGAGCAAGGTATTACGCCACGCTAGCTAAATATGCAGCGGGTAGAGGTGATACAGATTTAGCAATTAACAATTTTGAAAAAGCACAATCACTTTGTGACGGCTGTACAGGCGGTTGCGGAGGGTGTAATTAATAACATTTAAAACTTAAAACTATGTCAGTAACTTATGACGGATCGAGCTGCGATTGCAATATAACCTCTACACGCGGTGAAAAGGGAGATACAGGTGCAACAGGCGCTACGGGTGCTACAGGAGCCACGGGTTCAACAGGCGCAACAGGAGCCATGTATCCTACTTATTACACGTATCAACCGTTTGCATCGGCAAATGACATTTATGATAGTGGTTCAGGATATGAATATCAAGTATCAGGTAGTATGCCAGCGGGAACAAACGCGGTGTATTCTATCACATTTAATATTTATTCTACAGAAGCGAGACAAATTCAAATTATTCCAATAGTTAATAGTGTTCAAGATCCAACATACGAACACCGTACAACAATGGCCGCACCGGTTGGTGGAGCTACGCGTATTTCTGTTACAGTATCAGGATATGTGGCTTATACTGCAGGAAACAACTTTAAATTCTTAGTTAAAGCTGAGTCAACTCTAGGAAGTCCTGTATTGAAATCAGTAACAGGATTCTATTATTGCATATAACATGGCAACAACACAAGACAATATAATTCTAACCATGCTGAAGGCTAAATGCTATGCTGCATGTTGGGGTAGTAAATTGATCGACCAGGAAAAGGCCGGTGAGGACATCACTTGCTGTGAGGTGGAGCTATTTGTGTTTATAGAGCTTATACAAGTGATGGACAGAAGTTATTGCTTGTATTATGGAGAGAATGGGAATTTAAGTCCTACAGATCCATGCCTGACACAATTAGAGATGCAGAATCTACTCGGAAAGATTAAAAAATACATGGCGTAAAATAAAAACCCCCACATAATTGTAGGGGTTTTTTGTTAGTGTTTACCTAGATTAAAATCTATTTTGTCTTTAAATTCTTCATCTCGTTTCTTGAATATTTCAGAGGCTAGTTTATCTTGTTTGGATCGCTTTTGCCCTCCTTTTTCTTTATCGGTTAGGCCATCCATCATCACCGGAACGTGATTTGCTACAGCGAAATGTATATCGTCTTCATGGATTATGTGATAAAAATCTCCCTTCATAAACACTTCTAGGTTCGCAAATTGATTGTAGGCTATCGTTAATCCCACCATACATAATTCACTGCACTCAGGACCGACAGCTACTATCACTCCCATGTTTGGTTTTATGTTATCAACAGATGATGTTTGCGCTAGCAATATTCCTCCGGCGGTGGTTTGATTGTCTCCGGTATCCATTTTCTTTATCAACACAGTGTGATTAAACGGCACTAATTGAGCTTTGATGTTCTGAATACCCTTCACGTCAATAAACGCTTTCTGTAAGGCTCTGTATGCCTTCTCGTAGCGTTCTTCTTTGGTTGTTTTTGTAGGTTCTGACATAGTTTTAATCATTAAATAAAGGTTTTACAAAGTTAGGTTTGTTATTGTTTAGAAGTGTATCTTCCACTGCTGTTTCGTGAATAGATAGCCCATAAAGGCGGATCAAAGATGCTGCTTTATGCGCCGTGTCGGTTTTGAGTTTTTTCTTTTCTATTATACCTAAATCAGATAGGTCTTGTAATAGTTGTTCGGATTTTTTCATCACAGAATTGTATTGTTTTTATGTTGGTTTAAAATGTTACAGGTCTGTATTGTTTTTTAAATATTCTTGATAGTCCGCACCGTGCTTTTTGCCATATTCTTTCCCTTCAAAAGTGGTGGCGTTACCTTCCATTCTTACCTTACCATATTTGTCTAAAAACAGAAAGTTATCAAATTCTTTAATTCCGTTTTGTTTAGCTATCTCTAAACGCTGTTCTACCATTGAAAGCTTAGGCAAAATAGCTCTACCAACTTCTTGACCTTTAAATAGCCAAACTATCATTTCATCTTGATGCTGCATAATATTCTTGTTTTAATAATTCTCGTTTTTCTTTTAGTGCTTTAAATTCTTCTCCTGAGCTATCTCCGAAATCAAATTTATAATGACAATCGGCGCATAGTATTTCAATGTTTCTGTCTAACAACCTTAAACTCGGATAGCTTCCTTTGCTAAGGATGTGTGCGAAATTACTTGGTGTTGCTTCTTTTATCCCACTCTTACATACCGTGCATTTGTGAGGTCTTGTTTCCCAAATTGCTCGAAACATCGCCAGCTCGCCGGTTGGTTTTTTGACATACGTTTTCTTCTTAGTTTCCTTGCCTTCAGCTTTCTTTTTATTTTGTTTAAGTTCATAGTTCCCTCTTGCGCAATATCCCGCTTTCACCACGATAATATTCTCTTTACCGTGGCACACGCAGATCCCTTTATGTGGTTTGAATGCCAATTAAATATCAGTTATAATTATTACTACTCTTTGTTCTTCTCGTTTACATTTTACTTGATTAGGTAAAAACTTATGCACCACAGACGGTTTGTCGTCGGTTATAACGCCTCTTTCAACTAACGCATCCCCGATGTGCTTAAAGCTACTACAAAAGTTATCCCAATCCATCAGAATTGATTTATACCCTATGTATTCAATCTGCACAGCCCCCGAATGTTTTTTAACTTTACCTGAGATTAAGTGATCGCTTATTATCTTAGCATACGTTTCTTTAATCTTCTTTACATGAGTCCAATGCGCTCTCATTAACCCTTTATCTCCGTTAAGTCCGGGTATTAGCCCTTGAATAGTTAAAGCAGATTTAAACCTTTCTTCTTTTAAAGGGACATCTTTTTCGTGTTGCTCGATAATCTCTTCTTTAGTGTAAAGTTGGCTTGTTGACTTTCGGGTAACAACCTTATCGCCAAACACGCGGCTATATGACCCGTCTTCGTTCTTAACCAATCCTTTTTGTTCAAGGTCTTTAAATGACCACCTATCGTTCTTAGCCATTCTTAAACACCTTTTTAATAGATTCTAAGCATTCTTGTTCGTTATACGGGCGGATCTCGTAGGTTATTTTACCATTAGTGATTACAGGTTCGCCGATGTTCATTCTCACTGGAATACCCCAACGGTATGCAAGCCACATAATATCGTTATCCGACGGACCACCCTTTTCTCCTTTAAGGTAACGCGACATTTGTGCGGCATGTAATTTATGCCCACGTTCATTTGCATCACGAATAATGTCGGAGGGGCGGTGCCCAAGCTCCTTCCATCGCTTCTGAAGCAGTGATCGTAATTTAGTTATTTTTGCTAGTCCCATTTGAGTAGTCTTTAGATTTTTTAATTATATCCACCATTGGTTTGTTTATCACAAGGGTAGGATCGCTAACAGCTTTGCTAACCATTTCTTTTAGGATTTCTTCATCCCATTCATCCGCGAATGCCACTTCTCCTACACGTACTCCGTTGCTGGCATAGTGCACAACAATTCTGCTGTGTAATAGTATTTCGTTGTTAGGGTAAATTGGCCTGTCGAATGTTTCTCCTGTAATTGTAAAGTCAATCCCTTCGTAGGTAATTGTTTCTTTATGGGTTAGTAGTGGTTTCATCTTGTTTCTTTTTAATTATGCTTGAATAATGTGTTATGTGGTATTCGTCCGGTGTCAGTACGTGTATTCCTAATTCTTCACAGTGTGCCAGTACTCTCTCTAAAAACTCACTCACTTCACTTACTGACATTTCTGATAATCCTCTGTGTTTCTTTACTTCGTACCTTTCGTTGGGTAGAACAATCATCCGCCGATAGGATCTGAATTTATCTTCAAAATAGATGTCTATGTCATCGGATTTATCAAAGTGTGAGAACCATTCAGATTCATGGCACGTTGGTAGTATTCCTCCGAAATAGTATCCGAACTGATCGGCGGATGCTTTTCTGTGTTTTTCTTTAATAACAACATCCACTTGTTTACCTTCCAATTGATATAAATTGTTCCGGTAAAGCTCTTGGTTATAGTAAAGTATTTTACCGTTCACCACCTTAGCTTGATGTTTTATTGTTGGTTTCATACCTCTAAATACTCCACAAAATCTCCCTGTAAAGAACCTTCGTTGCGATCAGGGTCATCTGAGTGTACTGGTTTAATTGATTCGTTAATACACACTGAGGTATCAAATAAAACATAATCTGTCGTGCCTTGTGATTGGAAGTCTTTTACCTTCACTATCTCGCGGATGTATCCCCACACTTTCTTACCAACTAAATCTTTTTTCTGTATTTGCATATCAGGATCAAGATCAATTTGAATAAGCATTTTATTAAGCTTTTTATTGCCTATTTTGAATGTTTGTTCGTGGATGTGTCCGTCGGTGATGAAAGATATAAGTATCGTATTCTCATCAATAGGCTTAGCGTTGCGGATAGTCATCAAGTGAATACCGGCATACACCTCTTTACGGCAGATTATGTTTATGTAAGTACTTCTGCTCATTTTTAGAAGGGGAGATCGTCATCGTCTGCAGATCCAACAAATGTATCTTTAACAATATCTGGTTCTTTCTCACTTTCTTGCTTAACCACTTCCTGTTTAGGCTGGTCGGCTTTAGGTTCAGATTTTGTTTCAAATGAATCCACGCTTGTTTTGTTCTTTTCTAAGTATTCAACAAGGTATGCCTGTAATTCTTTGTCCATTTCAACCGCCGCGTTGTTAGATGCTTCTGACACCTTAATAGCTTCAAATACCGGCTCGAAATATTCAACCTTACCTTTTTTCTTTGTGATTGCCGATTTAACATTAACGCCGATTTCCATGATTTTGTTTTCTTTACAGAAAGAGAACCAATTTTCAAGGGCAGCTCCAGACATCTTAATATTGCCTAATACGGGGTCTTTACCTTGGTAGAACATGATGTAAACTGATTGCGCGAAAGAAGCTCCTTTAGAGCTTAATTGAGCCTTAACCTGCTCCCATGTGCCCTTTGCTTCAATTCCATTCTTAGAGCGCACTGTAAGGATGTCTTCTTTGATGTTTCTGATCTCGTTTGAATAATATCCGATGTTTTCAGGCTCGTTAAAGCCGGTCACGGTTGTTAGTCGATCAAGTATTAAGAATTTAAACGGTAACGGTGTTATCACATTCTTTTTGTTTTCTTTGTCGTAGGCTTTAAAACCTTTTCCGTCACCACCGTCCCACTGGAACCAGTGCTTACATGGATTTACGGCATTTTCATTTGGATTGCTTCTGCTCATTGTTTTTGGATTTTAAGTTATTATTATTGGTTAATTATTTGCACAAATTTACAACATTTGATTTAAATATCAAAATATATTTATCATTTTCATGATATTCTTTAGCTCGCTTTTGTTTTTAATCACTCCTCTAAAAAATCCTGTCTTTCCCCAAAGATCTTCATAAATAAAGCAATATCTATCTTTCCCGAATGAAATCTCCCATTTTCCGTGTAGCGTTGCGCCTTCGTATTCATAAGGTATATCTATCATTGCTTTAATCATGTTTTCGTCTTCAATTTCTATCACCCATCCAAGATCTTTTAGGTCGCTGCTATTTAACATTTTTGCCCTTACTTGTAATCCGCCTCCATCTAAATCATATTGTATTGTTCTAAATTCAGTTGTGAAGTTTTTTAAATCCCCATTAGAGAATATTCGTTTTTTAAACGAGCCATCATAATCAGAAAAGTATCCGTTTTTTATACATTCTTCATACTCAAACCCTACATGAAACTCCTCAATTGAAGGGGTGTAATATTTCTCTACCATAATATATTTTCTTTTTTAAATCGTTTTTCTTTATAGATCTTTCTTTTTTTATCACGATCAAGCTTCTGCCGGCGCTTTTTATTTGTTTTAACACGCCCTCCGTGGGTTTTAAATTCTCCCAATCCTGGCACTGTAAACTTCAGTATTCGTGCGTTACGTAGCTTCTTATTAATACTTTTCACTATTCCTTGGACAATAAACCTAATCTCCTTCCGCGATCTGCCCGGAAACATTTTAAGTAAATCATCGGTTATTCTAACTACGCGCATTGATTAATAGTTCTTTTTTGTTATTTAACGTCGCCTGAATCTTATTTCTCATTAATTTCAAAGGGCTTCTTAAATCTGATTTTGCCAAGTGAATATAGGTTTCAGATGTTTTAATTGATTCGTGTCGCATAAATTCCTTAATCATCATTGAATTAAATCCGTTTTGGGCCATGTGTGTGCCAATTGAATGGCGAAATAAATGAGTGCTGCCATGTTTGTTTATACCACAAACCTCCATAGCTCGGTGAAATATAATCTGAACTGATCGTGCTGAATACGTGTCTTTAAATTGTCCCTTAAACATTGGTTCGTTTTGCCCGAACTTATTGCCCATGTAAATAACTATTTCATCAGTTAACTCTTTTGGAACCGGAATAAGATCGTGTTTGGCCCCTTTACCTATAACCTTTAAATCATACTCGTTATTAACCATTATAAAGTCTCGCCAATTAACCTTAACAACTTCATGAACCCGGAGGCCACAATTATACATTAGCTTTAGAATAAGCCTTTGTTTATTGTTTTTTACAGCTTTAAAAATTGCATCGATCTCATAAACGGTTAGGTATTCAGGTAGTGATTTATGTTTTTTAGGAAACGGCAT